GGTGCTTCTACTGGTGCTTCTACTGTCGCGCTTTCATTCACACTTGTTTCTACTACTTTATTTGCCATGCTACCTCCTTTTAGTTAGCCTCATGCTCGTTATAGGTGGATGCCGTCTCGATTCTAACCATGTACTGGTTTGTAAGGATAGCTACCGCCTTTAGTGCCTTCCAGCCTACTGTAGAACGCTGGTTCAAGGGGTCGGAAGAACCGGCAGAACCGCGCTGCTTAACGATGGTCTCCAAGCCTTCTCCCTCTAAGGTGGTTACTGCAAACGCGTCCTTTCCACAAATCAAGGTGGAATATACGTCTACAGAGGAAGTTCCCGCGTTAATCCACTTCTTCGCTTCGGAAGTCTCGTAGAACTCTACTCCGGACAAGTCGAACAGGTAGCCGTTCTTGAAGGAAGCGTTGTCAGTATAGCGGAATAGATCCTTGTATTCCTGAGTCTGCTCCAAGTCGAAAGCTACGTCTTGAGAGATAATTCCCACGTACTTTCCGTTAATCTTTGGAGCGTTGTACTTTTTCAATGTTCTTACCGCCATGGCAATCGCCTTAGGGGTAAGCTTATGCGCGGAAGTGAGGGTTGCTCTGGAAGTTACCTGTCCTTCAGCGTACTGCACATTGTTTCCGGCGTTGATTACTTCTCTGGTTACTGTGTCAAGGGTTCTTCCCGCCTGGTCGCCAAGCTTATCCTGTGCTTCCAGCACATGGTTATCAATAGCGGTCATTTCCAGAAGGTCAGACAGTGCCACATAATCGCCGTACTGCTTAAGCGTAGTGGTTACAGTGAACATATCCAGCTTCTTTCCGTTAGGTGTCTGTCCCTCAGTAAGTGGGGTTGTTGCCTTTGCCAGCGGCTCGAATCCTCTAAACTCCATTGTTTTACCGTGATTCTTCGGAATGTTTACCTTCTTACCGAACTGATCGTGAATCAAGGAAGGACCCACCAATCTAATAAGGTTCTTGTCATAGAAAGTCTTATTATTGGATGGGGATAAATCATTGTCGGATGCGGTGCTGGTTGTAAGGTTCATTGGTGTAGGGTCTGGGAACTGCAACGCTTCAAGGTACAGCAAATCCAGAACATCAGTTTTTGTTTCTGCTAGTCTCATAATCTTCTTCTCCTCTTCTTAGAGGATGACGTGGTCTCCTCTATTTACTCTGTTTACAATTTCCGCGATTTCTTTATCGCTCATCTTGGAAATATCCCCATTCACTGGAGATAATGCCGTCCTTCCGGTTGCGGATTCTTTCACATCCCCTTGCCCTGTCTTAATCTGCCGGGCGGTCTCCATAGCGGCCTGTTTCTTCGCAAGTTGTGATTGTCTGTCCATGATTTCGTGCATGTGGATAGCTTCATACGCTTGCTTCATAGTCCAGCCTTGGGAAATCAGAGAAATGAATCTTTCCCCTGTCTCCTCGTTTCCCATTTCCTCCGCTTCGTCAAAGTCCGGGTAAGCTTCCTTTACTTCCGGGATTTGTGCATCCCAGCGGGCGTAAAGTTCTCTTCTCTGTGCCTCTTCCTGTGCCGCTCTCTGCTCTCCCAGCAATGCCCGGTTCTTTGCTTCTACCTCTTGCATACGCCTATAGGCATCTACGGTCATGCCAGCTTGGCTTGCCGCCTCTGCGTATAGGTCGGTCTTGTTCTGAAGGTAGGCTACTAGGCTTGCGGGGTCTCCGTCTTGCGGTGCATCCGGAAATGCACTCATGATTAAGCCGGACAGCATATCTAAATCCGCAACTTTTGCCTTAAGTCCATCATAGTCCTTAAAGCGTCTGATAATTTGGTTCTGAACCGCCTTATCATACTGTGCCTTTAACTCTTCATTATCTTTCAGTAGCTTCTTTAGGTCAGCCTTTGGAGCCTCTTCTTTAGGAACTTTCTCCGTCTTCTCCTCCGGATTCTGCGCTTCTCCTTCCTGTGCCTGTGCAGTCTCTTGCGCTTCTGTCATGCCTTCCGCACCGCTTGCGCCGTCTGCTCCGACTTCTGAAAACTGTAAAGGTTCAAGGTATAATCTTTTCATTCGTTTCTTCCCTTCTGCTCTTTATGGTGAGCGTGTCCGTCTCTTAGGTCTTTCCCTAGTGTCTAAAGTGGTTTTAGCACTTCTCTTTTAGCTTTTCCCTAGCAATAACGATGCTATTTTCATATTGTGTCGCAACAATATCCAATCCATACAGGGCAACGGAAAACATGGCCATGAGTTCCCTCTTTTCTACTTCTTTCATACTCCCAAACTTTACCGAAAGCTTGAAATCTCCATGGCTGGAATTGTAGTAGTAGCTTCCGCCATGGCTGTCTTGATAAAAGAACTCCAGCACCCCATAGGCTAGGGCTTGCGACAGGACGGAAACCTTACTGCATGCATAGTCCGTCCCTTCTTTCTCTCTCTTAGCGTGTCCATGGAGGGATAGCTCTATTCCTCCCTCCGTCTCCTTCCATAGTGCCTCTATCATACGCCCGCCCTTTCTCTAGCCTCTATCCTAGCTTTCTCCGCTTGTGATGTAGTGTTCTCCTTCCGTGCTTCCCCTAGCTGGTTTACAGCGATACTCTGGCCGCTTACTTTCCCCGGCAAAGCTTGCGCCTCTTCCGGCATACCGAACATCTGCATGATTCTTGTATCTCCAGTCGTCTCCGCTACAATCCCGCCTAAGCCTTGCAACAACTGCTTCAGCTTCATGTTTTCTTGTAGCAAGGTCTGGTTCTGCGATACGCTTTGAATAATCTCTTCTTTCTGGTCAAAATCCATCATCTTAAGCATTCCAAGCGTCTGGTCTGCAAGCTGGGGATTGAATACCCCTAGCTGGAATAATTCTTTAGCAAACTCGTTTTGCGCCACCCTTGAATAGGGACTAGCCTTTTCCGCCCCTACGGAAATATCATAGATAGGCTTATGGCCGCCCATGTATTTCCCTATTGACTGGTCAAAGACGGAATCCGGCAGTAACTCCGCCATGGAATCGCTTGCCATAGGGGAATCCTTGGATATACCCACCATTGCATAATAATTTTCGTTATTCATGATTATGCGGTAGGTTCTGGGGACGCTATAAAATTGCTGCATTCTGCTTATTACCATCGTGATAAGGGATTTAAAGGCATCATAGGATACTAAATTCATGGTGCGGGAAGTCTTGCTGGAAGCTTCCTGTAATGCGGCAATGGCAGATGCCGCCGTAACGCCTCCGCTTGTGGCTCCTTGTGAGAAATCCCTGTTCCCGGAATTTTCCTTTAATTCTTCCTTCACATTCTCCAGAATCTGCGCATAGATAGGCGGTAAGGGGTTTACATCAATCGGCACGATACCATTAGGGTCGCCCTCATAATGCACGATCAGATTATTGTAATCATTAAATTCTTCCTCGTTAATGCCTGTCGATTCCCTAGCAAATCGCCTAGGGCGGGCATTGGCAAGAACGTTCTGAATAAGTGCCTTGTTCATCTTGTCAATAAATTCTTGCGGCTCCCGGATAATATCAATCATGCCAAAACCGACTGGGGTGTTCTTGATGGGGTACATCACATCAAAGATAAAGGGGTACTGTCCGTCCTCATACCAGCCGGATTCCTTTGCGGGGTCATTCTCTGAAGCGTACAATAGCTTCCCATTGCAGAACTTCGCATAGTGAAGGACTGTCTTTGGGAAAACCTGTCCGCCAATCTCTACAGATACGGTCTTCTTGTAGTACCAGTCATAGACAATAACCTTATCTTCCGCCCTTGCCACCTCAGAATCGCTATAACTGCTTAAATCCGTGCCAAATTCCCCGGTAAGATTGCCAAGAATCTGCGGATAAAGCACCTTCATAGTCTCTACATCCGATTCCGTGAGAATAAACACTTCTTTGCTATCCTGTATGTCCTCAATGTTCGGCTCCCATCTCATGTTTATAATATCAATACGCTTAATCTCAACATCCCCGATGTTGTCCTTTGTGGGATTCCAGAATACCCCGGCAACTGATACGCCGTTCTTTACCTTCTCCATGGCGCACTTGTAATAGACTTTTGTGTAGTTATTCCGTTCCAGTATGGCGGGGATAACCTTGCTAAGGATTGAAGCCGTTTCCTCGTCCGATTCCTCGCGGGGCAAGATAGTCGGCTGGGGGTAGTTATCCATCATGTCGGCGACCTTGTTAATAATTGCATTGATAAGATACCCGCTTCCCTTCTCCGGCAGAGACTTTCTGTCGTCCGTGTCCTTGTAATCAGAATATTGCTGGCGGTAGTAGGTTTCATTCTCGATTAAGCGGTTTTCCAGCGGTTGCATCTTCTCATGGTATCGCTTGCACCTAAACTCTGCTTCCCTACAGTCCTCATCCGTAAGCTTCGGCTTATACACTACAGGCTCCACGGGGGGATTCACAAAAGGCTTTCCCTCCGGTCTGTCCTCTGGCGTAGCACTTACCACTTGCTTCTTCTCTTCTTCCACTACTTCCTTCTTCTTTCTTGCCATTCTTTCCTCCTATCCTCTATATAGCCGCCTCTTGGCGTTTCCTTGATACAAATTAAGCGGGTCAAAATCGTGTGAATCCCTGTCGATGTAGTTCCGTCTTGCCTTTATTGGATTCTTCATACAGGCATAGCGCCATGAATCATAGATATGGTCTTCTTGGCTACTGTCTATATCCTCCACGTTCTTCTCGTCATAGGTCAGATTCGGCACTGTCCGTATAAAGTCGAGACAGTCAGAAAAGACATAGAACATCGAGTAGCCATTTTCATCAAATGCAAGCCGATAGTGGCATTGCATAAGTCCAGCTAGTCTCTCATGGTCGCCTTTATCGAAATACACCCCTTCCGATTCCATGGCCTCCGCGACTGATACGCCAGTCGATTTATTCCATATCGCTGGATCCGCAACACTTCCAACGCTTATCTTCCTTCCCTTTAGCCGAGGGTCGGTGTTTTCTACCTCTTTTATCCTCCGTGCTTGTTCGTGCGGCTCATGCTTCACGCCTGTATTAGGGGTACTTGTGCAGCCGTACAATTCCCGGATAAGGTACATTCGCCCATCTCCATCAACGGCATACCAGCCTACAGCATAGGGCTTGCTATAGCCAAAGTCATAGGCGCGGAATACCTTCCACCACTCAGGAATCGGGAAAGGTTCAATTACATGGCTCCACTGGCGCGTGATATAGCCATCCTTGTCGTTTCTAAATTCCGTGAATACCTGTCCTGTAAAGCTGTCCCAGTCCCCATATAAAAGGGCATTTCGCTCCGCTTCAGGAAGTGCGGCAAGGTGCGTGACATACTCCGGGTTATTCTCCAGCAATTTTTTGTTATCAAAGACAGAGGCGGGGATATATACCCTTGATTGCGCCTTGTACTCTATGCCCTTTTCCGTCTTTACCTTATATACCTCCGTCTTTGTCTCTCCAGCTTTGCAAGAAGTTACAAACCTATCCTTTACCCATCCATGCCCTACTCCTCCAGGGTTTGCAGTCGCCCGGGTATATACAGCAGTTCCCGCCCCATTCGCGCGGTTTCTTGACTTGAGATACTCGTATTGCGTGGCGGTAAAATGCGTAAGTTCGTCAAAACCTATAAAGTCGTATGCAATACCTTGATACTTATACTTATCTTCTTCAGAATTTAAGCTTCCAAAGTCAATCTTTGCCCCGCTTGGGAAAGTCCAGCGGTGCTCCGTCTTGTTGTACTTGGCATCCGGGAAGGCGCGGGGGTAGTACAGATAGGCTTTATCTATAATTTCCTTCAGCTGGGGGAATGTTCTTCTTAAAATCAATGCTTTATAGTGTGGAATATGCACTTGTCTTAATGCTTCTATAACGAGATAGTCCGTCTTTCCTCCGCCAGCCGCTCCGCCGTATAGTGCTTCATACTCTGGCCGCGACATCATCAAGGCTTGCTTAGGTTGTGGCTTCCAAATCGCTTCCATAAATCCCCCTTTCTGCTTATAATTCAAGCAAAATCAAGGGATTTTTCCCCTAGCAATAAAAAAAAGAACAGCCGTTAAGCTGTCCCTTTTTTAAAGTCGTCTACTTCCTTTTTAAGTTTTAAGTATTTTTATACACTGATGGAATTGT